GCTGATCCCGGGCAAGCGGACGTGATTGTGCGTGAGGCCGCCCGCTGAAAGGACCTGAGCCGTGGCTTCTATGTTTGACGATCTCGACGCCGCTCTGTCGGGCGCGATCAAGGGTGCCTTCGCGGAGACGGCAATCCACCGGCCGCGCGTTTCGGCCCAATACGCTGAGCGCGCGGCCGATCCTGACCGGCCGCAACACCTCATCTACGGGGTGTTTTCCGCTGGCCCTGCAGATGACGGGCTGAAGGGGATCGCCCGGGGCTCGGACTTCTCGGGGACGACGCGTGTGGCATCGGCCAGCGCCGAGTTCTGGATCGCCAAGGCCGAGGTCGATGCGCTGACCGCGCTTCCGGCCAAGGGCGATACAATCAGACTCACCAGCCGGGCTGCCAGCCCGACCTATGCGGTCTCCTCGGTCCAGCACACGGACATGGGCGACCTGAACCTTATTCTCGTTTGGGAGGACCTGCCGTCATGAGCCTGACCCGCCTTGCCATGCGCCTCGCGGCCGCCCGTGCGCTGCTCGACCGGACGCTGGCCGGGCCGCGGGTCTTTGACAGCGCGGTCGACCCGATTGACCAGACCATTGCTGAACAGCGCCAGCCGCTGATCGTGCTCACTACCGATGAGCACGAGCTTGAGGTGACGGGGCGCGATCTCGGCAGCGGCAACCATCGCTGCGAGCTGGTAATCGAGATCGCCATCGCGTCGCGGGTGGAGGTGCCCGCGTCTGATGGGGACGGCGGTCAAATCACCATTGCCATTCCGCACACCGATGAAGGGATGGAGCTGACTCTCGACATCATGGAGCATCAGGTGGTCCGCGCCCTGAACCGCGACGACAACGCGTGGTCGCGTGTCTGGATGATGCTGGTCCCCCGGATCACGCGCAGCCTCTCCCGGCGCGGCGCATCGGCCGAAAACGGCGTGCGCTTTGCTGCGCGGCAGCTGGTCTTGAGCTGCGATCTGGTGGAAACGCCGGTTTCTGGCGGGGCTGTGACGTCGAACAGCGCGTGGGGCCAGCTCCTCGCACTGATGGCCGCCGACGTGGCGCTGGCGGGCATCGCGAGCCTGCTGCGGGCAGAAATAGAGGGCGAGCTCGCGGATGAGTGGCGCCAGGCGGCCGAAATACTTGGCATCCCGCTGGAGGTGGCCAACCAGATCGGCATCGGGCCGGTTGAGGACCTCGATGCGGACCCGCAACCGCTCTCGGACATCACATTTCTGGATTTCGACCAGACTGTCGTCTTTGAGCCGCAAGGATCATAGGCATGGCGATCCGCGAAATCGTCGAGCTTGTCGCGCGGGTCACCGATCTGGAGCGCCGTGTCGCAGGCGTCATGCGGCATGGCACTGTGACGGAGGTCGATCCCGGACGCCAGCGCATGCGGCTGGATTTCGGGCCCACGCATGGGGGACAGGGCCGGTTCCTGTCGCCCTGGCTGCCCTATGCTCAGTTCTCCGGTGCGTTGCGTGTGCACACGCCGCCGACGATTGGGCAGCAATTTACGGTGATGTCGCCGACGGGGGATTTCCAACAGGCGGTGGCGGTGCCGCTGACCCATCATGCGGGTAATCCGAGCCCCTCAACCGCAGGGGATGAGAATGTCATCACCTATGGCAATGTCCGGATGACGCTCGCGGATGATCTCGCGCGCGTCGATGTGGGCGGGTCGATCCTGAAGATGACGGCGGCCGAGATCACGCTTTCGACCAATGGCAGCAGCATCGTGCTGAACGCAGACGGCGTCACCATCAACGGTGCACGGATTGACCTGAACTGACCCAAAAGGGGCACCCCATGCCAGCTGTCACCCGACGCGGCGACGCCTGTACCGGGCATGGCTGCTGGCCGCCCCGGCCGAGCACAGGCGGCAGTCCGGATGTCTTTGCCAACGGGATCGCGGTTCACCGCCAGAGCGATGCCTGGGCTGCGCATACCTGTCCAGCTATCCCGCAGACCCATGCCAGCGTGCTGGCCTCCGGGTCCGCGACGGTCTTTGCCAATGGCCGCCAGCTTGGGCGGATTGGGGATCCGGTGGCTTGTGGATCCTCAGTCGCTGCCGGGTCACCAGACGTGTTTGCCGGGGAATAAGGCGACCCAGTTTCAAGGTTGGAAACGCCAACCTTGAAATCGCCACTGCGCTGCAAGGCGCGATATGCAGGAAAGGACATCGGAATGAACCGATACGCGATTACCGAGAAAGCTGGCCGCTTCGTTGCGGGCCAGACCAACACTGGCGTGGGCACTGTGCTGACGCTGACCGACAAACAGGCGGAGCACGAGCTGCGCCTGGGCACGCTGCGTCGGCTCGATGTGCCCGGCTCTGGGTCCGAGGGCGGCAAGACCGCGCCCGCCAGCAAGGCGAGGAAAGTTGCCAAGAGCGACCCCAAGCCAGCTACGGATGAGGACGCTGGCGAAGGTGCTGGTGACGAATAAGGGCCAGGGAGGGCTAACGGATGGCCACGCGCAGCATAAACCCATCTGTCGGCCTCAACGCCGCAACGGGCCGTGTGATTGAGGGCTGGCCACACGTGGCCCAGAGCCTGCAGGACATCTTTACCACGCGGTTTGGCACCCGGATCATGCGCGAATGGTACGGCTCGTTTGTGCCCAACCTGCTGGGGCGCACCATTACGCCCAATGAGGTGACGCCGTGGTTTGCGGCAGTGACCTCTGCGATCGAGCAATTCGAGCCGCGCTACCGTGTAACCCGCATTCAGATCGTTGAGGTGACCCGGGACGGACGGCTGCATTTCTTCCTCGAGGGCGAGTACCGGCCGCGCGCCACCTATGGCGACTTCACGGTTGAAGGCGCGCGCCGCATAAACGCTTATGCCAACCCGGACGGGGTGCTGATCGAGGATCGGGAGGGCCAGACATGAGCCGTTTTACAGCCATCAATCTCTCCGGGCTGACGCCGCCGGATGTGATCGAGACGCTAGATTACGAAGCCATCGTTAGGGAGATGCGTGATGATCTCGTAGCGCGGTTTCCTGACATTGCCGGCGTCATCGATCTCGAAAGCGAGCCTGCCCGCAAGCTGATTGAGGCCTTTGCCTACCGAGAGATGCTTCTGCGTGCGCGGATCAATGATGCAGCCCGCTCGGTTCTGCTCGCTTCATCCTATGGCAGTAACCTCGATCATCTGGCCGCACTGTTCGCCACGCAGCGGATGCAGGTCGAGGACGACACCGGCGTGCTGGTGCTTGAGGACGATGATCGCCTGCGCCGCCGCGTGCAACTGGCCCCGGAGGCCTTTTCTGTGGCAGGGCCGGAGGGCGCTTATGTCTATCACGCGCTCACCGCCGCGCCCTGGGCGCGTGATGCCACCGCGATCATGACGACGCCCGGCCGGGTGCGCGTCACGATGCTGCGGGCGGGGCCCGATCCTGTTCCCAGCCTTGCGGAACGCGAAACCGTCCGCCTGTCGCTCATCGACAATGACGTGCGGCCGCTGACGGACATGGTCGAAGTCCTCGGGCCGCGGGTCCACCGGGTCTCGGTCGAGGCAAAGCTGACCCTCTATCCAGGACCAGACGGCAAAGTCGTGCGCGACCGCGCCCTGTCAGCCTTATCTGACTGGGTGGAAACCAACCGGATGCTGGGCATGAACCTGCGCCGCTCGGCAATCTTCTCAAAGTTGCATGGCGAAGGCGTGCATTCGGTGGATCTTGTTACGCCCGCCGCAGATCTCGTCCTAGGGCCGACCGAGGTTTACGCGGTGGAGGCGATCATGATTTCTGTCCTAGCACTGCGCGACGCGTAGTTTACCTCTCGCGATAATCTTGGACTGACGCGCCCGCTGCAATGCCTCGTATCGCGTCGACAGCGGGCACTGGTATCAGGAGCAGGCCTCCTGCTTTTGGAAGCAGTGAAAATTGCTGACCTGGCTTCCAGCTGAGGCGTTCGCAGAGTTCACGTGGCAGCGTGACGTTGAACTCCGAAGATAGCGTTGCTGATGTTGTCATGATCATCCCTTTTTTAGAACAATAACTTGGTTTGCTCGAACCTCCAAATACAGCATGCCCATCTGGCCCGATAAACCTGGAGGCAGTGTGACAACAGTCAACGATACCCTGCTGCCCGACAACCGGACGGCCTTCGAGGAGGCCGCCGATCTCACTGGCGCACGCATTGCCGATCTGCCGATCGGGTTGCGCCAGCTAGTACAACCGCATCAGATCCCCAGCAGCCATTTGCCCTGGCTCGCCTGGGGCCTCTCGGTCGATCTGTGGGACAAGG